CGCGAATTGCCTGCAGAGTCTTGAGTTGATCATTGCTTGCAGAGAGGGTATTGTACTCAGCCTGCAGTGTGTGAAGCCGATCGAGGAACTGACGATGCTTGGTGTCGAGATCGGGCGTCGGGGTCTGCGTCGTAACGGACACCATCTGCTCTGTAAGACTCACCATCTCCTGCTTGGCCTTCACGGCAGCAGCGGCGGCGGTAGGATCGGACGATGCCAGTGCTGCAGTTACTTTGCTATCATAGTCCTTACGGGCGGCTTCATATTTGGCGTCGAGATCCGCCAACTGTCCGCTGGATACGGGTGCACTCATTGTCTTCAAACAACATTTGCATCCATCACGCAATAGCGCCACACCTTGGATTGACCGGCCGTGTCGCTGTGACGAATCACCTCAATGACATCTCCGGGGATGGCACCAAGGATACGAGCCTGAATATCCTGCGAATCGATCGACAGTAACTGGACCTCGGGCTTGGTGATGTTCCTCGTCTTGAGAAGTTCTGTGATCTCATCGGGCTTCATGATCCGATGGGGCATGGACCAGCGAGACTGTGTAATGTCGTACTGCAGTTCGGGGAGGTAGAAGAAGTGAATGCGGTCCTTTGACGCGGCCTTCATTTGCAAGAGTGCATTGTCTGAAGGTTTGGATCGAGAGACTACGACTATACCGTTCGTGTATGCATGCTCAGCGGCAAACTTGCGGTAGTTTCCAATGTCGGGAATAGAGGTTGTCTGTTTCTGATTGAAGATCACGAGTACCTTGCCAATGGTGTAGAGATTGACCTTTTCAAGATCCTCTGTGGTCACACGGACCGTCTCTGTGGGAAGGCTGCGACGGGAGAGGAAGAGTCGAAGGGTCTCCAGTGCTGTCTCTTCGGAAGGCGCCATACTTGTTGTTGAGCAAGAGACGAAACAATCCCTTTTTTTCGGGGTCTCTAAACAATGACTGAATTCCTTGTGCTTCTCCTGGCCTTGGTGGCCGTCTGCCTCGCGTGGTATGCCTTCTTCTCGCCCGCAGCCAAGCGCCCCAACCCTGTGTTCCAGGACATGCGTGGCATTGTTCGCACAGATGTGACGATGGACTCGAGTTACGAGCAGCGCACCAACCACATGCCGCGCCCCAAGGTCACGACCCCGCCGCTGGAAGGAATCCAGACTCCGTTTCAGGTGAATGCGCACCAGTCGTACATCAACATCCAGAGCAGTCCCCCCACCCCGACGTAATAAAGTGCTGGAACTAAGTAATGTCGCGGCCGCAGCCGTTCCGGGCTGCAATGGAACTCTTGCCAAGGCCGGGCTCCTCCACTGAGATGCTGGCATCGGTCACCGATCTCGGAAGAACAAGAAGTGGACTACGTTTCAGACCCATCACCGATATACAACGTGCATACGATACGCACTTTAATTACGGGGTTACAGAGGGAGCGGCGAACGAAGATGTCGCAGCGCTGAACACAGCTGCCGAACGGTACATGCCGCCAGGTAGACCACCGTTCGTGACATCTATATTCGGGTTTGAAGAGGGTGTGAACAATTACGCCGGAGTGAGCGATGCATTGGGTCGTGAAATTGACGTGGCCGAGAAGAAGGGATGGGACCGTGCGGTCGCAATCCCTCTGCCCGAAGTGGTTGATAATCGCGACATCATCTTTCATACATATTCACTGAATAACCCAATCATCACTCTTGCGTTACCTGTACCCACTACAGCGACATCGCATCTTTTCGTTGTCGTCAATGCGGGAATGCACTTGACGCTCTATATTTTCACCGGTGGGCTACGTCAGGGAAAGATATATTCGGTTGGATTGGGCGCTACAAGGGAAAATGTGACCCCCGATGGTGCACAGTCTGGCACGGTCGTGTCTGAACCTGTCCCCAGTGTACGAGTTGCGCAAGGCGTCCCTTCCACGGTTCCGGTGGTTCCGGGCGCGGCGGCGAAGCGGAGGGGCTCGATAACGGCGGCGGTCCGCGGGGGAGGTCTTACCGAACAGAGCGTGAACTTGGTGAACAACTTGATGGTACAGTTTGATGGCAGAAACCCTGCAGTACTGTATTCACCCGACTTTATAACGAGAAGTGCTGTAAGCAAGGATGTCGGTACCGTCAGGATAATTGACGTAGGCTTCTTCACTCCCGCACACCATGCGAAACTTCAGGGAATCGTCAACGGATTCAACAATGGGGCAGATGACAGCAGGAAAAGAGGGGATAAAGACCCTCGCAAACTCAGATTTGTTACCAAACGCACCTCCAATGGGTCGTCTATCTTTGGATTTGACCACATGGAGATTGAGCTGTCCGACATTGGATATGGACTCATCGGTACAGAGCGAGACTTGGACCCAGACTCTCACTATTTCTCGGAGAAGGCGCGTGCAAACTGTACAAGTTGGCTGCAGGCATTGTTCGCAGGCAGGTTCAAGTGCACTCCATCTGTGCTAGATCGTATCGGGGTTGGTGCAGTGTCTCCGAATCTTTGTAGGTCTAACTACACCACCACTCCAAGGCAAGACCTTATTACATATGTAAACACCATGGGTGTACCAGGTGGCCCGCCTGCCGACTTACTCGGCAAAATGAGGGGCGATACGCAACTTGGACTAGCGGCGAGAGTTCCGCGGTTTATCGGGAATGTGCGCGCCACCGCCGAATCAGCCGCCGCAGAACTTCGCAGACGCATCGGTCGCGGCCGTCGGACACATCGCAAGAAGCGCAAGGCCCGTAAGACTCGCAGGACGCTTAAAGCCTCTAGGCGGTAAGTCCCAATGACAACCAAACAAAAGATACCCATGGCGTTGCGAGAACAGGTGTGGATCTACCGCTGCGGCCACGTCTTCTCCAAGCCGTGTACCATCGGCTGGTGCCAGAACCGCATGAATGTGTTTGACTTTGAATGTGGTCACGACATCCCAGAGAGCAAGGGTGGCCAGACGACTCTGGACAACCTGTATCCCTTGTGTAGACGGTGTAATGGGAGTATGGGGAACCGCTACACCATTGCCCAGTGGAATTCCAAATTCGCACAGCGCAGGTCGTGGTTCTCAAAGATCTATCGTTATTGTTGTTGAGGGCGGAGGCGGGGGCTTGGTTCCTGCCTCCCGATGCTTGATCACATCGTCCCAGAAAGTCTTCATGTCGGGAAAGTGCTTGGGTAGCCACCCAGGGTCACGCGGTACAAAGTCCTTCTTCATGGATTGCAGAATCCAGTGGACCTTCTGGTGTTCCTGCTCCCAGGACGCATCCTTCGTATAACTCACGGTATCATCCTCGAAGATCACAAAGACACCTTTGCGACCTTGGAAGGCCACCCACTCGGCGTAATACACCTGCTTGAACCGAAACTCCACATACTCGCACTCATCAATACCCGTGCACTCCATCTGCATCTGCATCTGGTGAATGTATGCAGACGGCACACCCTCCTTGGCGACACGCGAGAAGGGGCACTTGAACTCCACCAGACGACCGTAACGGGTGTCGCGGGGTCCCTTGGGAAAGATGATGCCGTCCGGAGAGGCACCCATGAAGGAGTGGAGTGGGTGCTGGACACAGGACACATCCGTAATGGAGCACTGCGTCTCATCCTCGTAGATCTGCTTGGCAATCGGCTCGAAACGCGTACCCCAGATGAGGGGTGCGCACGGAGGACCTGTCGTAGGCGCAGGAGGCTCCAGCTTGCGCATCATGACACCGCGCCGTGTCTCACCTCCTGTAAAGATGGCGCCCAACTCGGAGGCCGTGATCATCTGACCACGCTTGCTGTGCCACGCGGCTGTTCGCTGATCGTTCTGTCCGTAGATACGAATGACTCGCTTGACGTTGCGATCCCGTGTCCACCTGCGTCCAAGCTCGCCCTTCATGAGTTCATGAACGCGACCCAGAACATGACGACGAAGCACACGATTAGACAAAGGCACCAAACCTGCGCAGAAGTGTACGAACTGGCGGATCCGCGTTTGAAGGTGAGTAAAGGGGCCATCCCACAACAACTGCGTGAGAGCATCATCCATTACATGGTTCCATGCGTTGAACTCCTAAACTCATTTTCACTGGTGAAACACAGATTAGGTATGACGGACACTGTAATTCAAAGCAAGGAGCAATGGGTGCTGCATCGTCTCGAGGCCTTCTACGCCAATCCCGCAACCTTCGCGCGCGTCCAATCCATCCTGCAAGGTGAGTCCAAACTGAGTCTGCGGTTGATTGACTGGTTCGTGACCAATTACTCCAAGAAGCAGAATGTGTCCTTCCTGACTCGGGACAACAAGCACGTGATCGTGTACCTTGTCTACAAGGCCCACCTCAAGGCGTACAACAAAAAGATGTTCGACCCCTTCTGCCGGTGGAAGCGAATCCAGTTTCGTGGGCTGGACACGACGGTGGGTCAACTCAACTTTTTCGAGTGGGCCGTGCAGGACGAGGTACTGGATTACCTCGAGAGTCACTACGATGAGATCCACGCAGACATGGAGGCCTGTTCGCAGGTGGTGACGAACACAGAGGAGGGGCGTCGCAAGCGCCACGAGCTGAGCCGCTCGGCCACCAAGTCCGTGCGCCGTCACGATGTGCGCGTTGTGGTCTCGTTTGATTAAGTGCCGCGGGCTAACAATGTTCTCTGCCATCGACCGCCGCGTGGTGTACCCCGTCTCAACGGATATTACTGAGCACGATATTGATGTGGTCTCGGACCTGTGGACTATGGATGGCCGCGAAGTCTACCGTGGTCGTCGGGACCCTGCGTATACCCATGCCAATGTCTACTGGCTCTACGACGAGGATCTGGACCGCGTGGGGCTGGCCGAGCATGATTTGGTGGACCACGCAGATGTGCACCTGCGCTGGTATTACGAGAGCCCCTTCGCAACCCTCCTACAGGAAAAGGGGTGGGAGGTCGGTAACAGTCTGTGGTCTGTGCTTCCCGAGTCCGTGTACGAGCGCTTCATGTCCGAAGGATGGACCACGCCTCGCACAATCCTCGAGCAGTGCACGAAGGGGTCCGTCCGTGTCTTCAGTCCTGATATGGTGTTGAATCCCCCGAAGGTGTATACATGTGAAAAGTGTGCATGGGCTTCTCTTGAGCCACTCCACGCTGGTTGTGTTGGGACTCAGTTGGATTTACCTAACTTGTCCAAGGTGTTTTTTGTGGATGATTCACTGACTCTTCACATACCTCCATCTGGTTCGAAGGTCTTTACGTTGCTGCAGCCACCGCAGCACGCTTCCGACCGACAGCCTTCGCTGGAGTTGGCGCAGGAGCTGGTGCAGGCGTAGCACTGCGAACAGGAGCCTCATCCTCCTCCTCAACCTCCACCGTAGGAACGACCACAGACGCCTCGTCATCCGCATCCTCACGAGCATTGTCCTCCTCCGGCTCCTTGATGTCCGCAAAGGCAGCCTTGGCAGACACGCGAGTCGGAGGGAAGATCTTGGCCAGCACAACACGCCAGGTCACACCGAAGCCAGTGCCTGTGACATAGATGCTCGGCGCAATCACCATGCGACCCTCCATACGCTTGGCAAACACCTGCTCGATGTTGTCCAGCGTCACGGCAATCGACTCACCGTTCGGATCCATTGCATCCAGGCTGACCGCGCCGTCCCAGACAGAGATCTTCATGCGAAGGCTCGGAGGGTACTTACCGCTCGGAACCCACTCGCCATTCACCTTCTCCACGCTAGGATTCAGGATCGGCTTCATCGTCTCACGGAGCACTGCCTCCGACTTCGACTTGCCGAACCACTTACCGCTGTTCGTAATCGCATGCTGGATGATCTTCTCCTGAAGGTCCAGCATGAAGTTGTAGAGGCCACCAATCTCGCCAAGGTCACCCGGTGCACGCTGCTTGACGAACGTGTCACAGCCCTTCAGCGATGCCAGCAGACTGTAACTACACTTGCCCTGATCGTCCGTGCGAACGACAACTCCAGCGGGGTAGAAGATGCGGGGAATACGGACCTGGAAGTTCTGGCCATTGTAGCGAATCGGAACGGTCTTTCCCCCTGCCTTGTTGGCACGGATCTCGCCGATGGTGACGCGGTTGATGTCCAGAGTCTCAGAAGGAACGATGGCGGAGGCAGACATTGTGTTCAGGTTGTAAGACTGGTTGACCCGCCAAGGCCACTTTCCGTTTTTACCGCACGTTTCCAACTTTCAAGAAACTCTTCCAGTCATGTAATGCCGACTTGTGCGTCAGTGAAGAACGCCAAGTCAACCGATCGCTGTCCACATCGGGCCTTGATAGGGCACACGGTGTGTGGTCGGCATCGTGGAGTCCGCACGCTTCGGTTATGGGTGGATGCAAACAGGAAATCTATACCCTCGATTGTTCGTATCCAATCGCTCTTCCGTGCATGGAAGGTGCGCCGCTACCTTGCCTTATGTGGCCCAGGTGTCCTGCGCAGAGCAGTGTGTGTCAATGACGATGA